CCGCTGCCGCATGACTCGGCAGAACGCAAGACCTATCCGCTTCTCAGTGGGCTGCTGGATTACTTTCCAGCAGCCCTCGCTGCCGTGGCTCACCATAGCTACGCTGGCAACGAGAAGCATAACCCCGGCCAACCGCTGCACTGGGCACGTGGTAAGTCGGGCGATCACCTCGATGCGCTGCTTCGTCATGTGATGGAGCGTGACCTTGAAGGCGCTGCATGGCGTGCACTCGCTGCGTTGCAAGAACAACTCGAAGCCGAAGGAGCGCCGGCTGCTCCGGCTGCACGCTAATGGCGCAGACTAAGCAGCGGTCGATCAAGGAAGCGGGCACCAACATCATGATCGGCTACACGATCAACTACAGTTGCAACATCCTGCTGCTGCCGTCGCTGTGGCACCCGGAACATCCGTTCCTGAGCGCGCATGCCATTGGCATTGCATTCACGCTAATCAGCTTCGTGCGGCAATACATCATTCGGCGTTGGTTCGCCAAGGGAGACTGACAATGAGTCACGCAAAGACCGTGAGTTTGTTCGAGGAGTACAGTGATCGCATCGTGTACGGCAGCGAGACGGAGGACGAGGCATTGCAGAACGCAGTGGACTGGGCGTTCCGTGATCGCACCGACGAGTTCCGCTCTGACCTGTACTCACGCATCAAGGAAGCATGGGACAAGTGTGCCCTCGAAGCACGCTTTGTGATCTCGCAGAAGATCATTGAGGAGAGTGCGAATGGCTGAGTACATCGTGCACAAGGCGGTCGAACTGTCGAAGGTGAAGGCCAAGCGTCGTGCCGAACTCAGTGAGCCGGGTTACCTCGAAGCTCACTACATCGCGCAGCCCAAGTACGATGGGTGTAACATGGTGGTCGAGGTGTACGAGGATGCAGATGGAGACATCCGCACGCTGGCACAGAGTCGTACTGGTGAGATCGTACAGAGTGTGACGCATATCGAGATGGCACTAGCTACATTCCCCGGTATGAAGACTGGCGTGTACCTCGGTGAGTGTTGGGCACCCGACTTGGAGTTCCACGAGATCAGCGGCCTGTTCCGCAGGCAGACGCCTGACGAGGACACGTGCCGCTTGCAGTTCGCCATCTTCGACTACCTGACCCCGGAGGAATGGGAAGCGGGTGCGAGTGAAGTAGAGTACGGCAATCGTGTTGCCCGCATTCCGCCGCAGCTGGGCCTTGTGCCTCAAGCGCGGGCACCTGTGTGGTTGGCAGGTAGCTTCGGCCACATCGCAGAGACGTGGACGAACACGACGGCGCAGGACGTGTGCAACAAGCTGGTCGAAGCGGGCGGCTATGATGGCCTGATCCTGCGCGATCCCAACGGGCCGTGGCGCAAGAACGACCGAGGCACAGGCGGGGAGATCATCAAGATCAAGCGCAAGCTGTCGTTCGATCTGCGTGTGGTCGGCTTCGAGCCGGGTAAGGGCAAGCATGCAGGCCAGATCGGCTCGCTCATCGTGGAGTTCCGTGGTCAGCGCATGGGTGCTGGCACTGGTCTGCGCGACGACGAGCGCGACGTGGCACAGTTCGAGAACAACTGGCTCGGCAAGATCGTGGAGATCGAGGCTATGGACTACAGCGCCGATGGTCTACTGCGCGAGCCGCGCTTGAAGGGTATCCGGCTGGACAAGTTGGAGCCTGACGCATGACTGTGATCGCATGGGACGGAACGAACTTGGCGTGGGACTCCCGCGCCACGTCGGGTGACCGCAAGCATACAGTGAAGAAGGCGCGCGCGTTGAAGGACGGGCGCGTCATCGTTGTCGCTGGGCTGCTGTCGAATCTCGTGCAGGCACGGAAGCTGCTCGACGGCCACGGCTATCCCGAATTGCCGCAGTCGTTGGTGGATGCGAGCGACATAATCGTGTACGACAACGGCGTGGTGTATGCCTACGACGACGCGAAGGAAGTGCGGAAGGTGAAGGCACCCGAAGCATGGGGTTCAGGTGAAGCATACGCTCTCGGTGCGCTGGCCTGCGGTGTGTCCGCAGCGCAGTCGTGCAAGATCGCATGCAAGTACAGCGCCACGTGTGGCGGAAAGATCAACTCAATCTGAGGTAACGATGCAGACACAAGTGGAACTCGAACTGGAAGCCTACCAATTTGGTAAGGCTCGCATGGCCGCAGCTATGCGGGGCAACGAGGAGAAGGGCCGCGCCCACAACAACCCGTATGCCCAAGCTGTCTATCGCCGGTTCGTCCTTCCGCTCGCGGAGATCATCCGCGAGGACTTGGCTGCGAAGCGGGTGGGGAGGCGGCAGGCGCATGTGCGTCTGCTATCTCCCATCGACCCGGAGGCGACAGCGTACATTGCAGTGCGCTCCGCACTCATCGCACTCCTTGCAGGCAAGGGCGACAATCTCGCCGAGGGCGCAGGGCGCAGCGTGGTTGCTGAGGTTGGACGTAGCGTGTATCACGAGTACGTGTTGGAACACTTCGCGGAGATCGAGCCGGACTTGTTCTATCACTTGGTCAATGACTTCGAGCGGCGTATGTCGCGCAACGAACGTCACCGTATGACCGTGTTCAAGATGCAGGCACGCAAGGCTAGTGTCCACTTCAACGAGTGGAGCAGTGGCGACCGCGATCAAGTTGGCGCGTATCTGATGGAGCAGCTGTCTAAGCTGGGCATGGTGCATACCAAGCAGATCACGATCCCGCATGTACACAAGAACAACATCCGAACCAAGGTCATCGTTACGCTCTCTGAGGAGTGTGCTGCATTGATCGAGCAGATCAAGGGATTCGCAGTAGAGTCCACACCGTACTTTCTGCCGTGCGTCGAACCGCCGAAGGATTGGACGGGTGTGACCGATGGCGGATTCCATACCAAGGAAATGCGGCGCATGATGCCGTGGGTGGTCAAGACCCATCCGTCACAGCGGGACAACTTCCGTGAAGCGGATATGAGTCAGGAGCTTGCCGCAATCAACGCATTGCAGCGAGTGGAGTGGCGAGTCAACCGCAAACTGCTCAACGCTGTGCGCCAGATCAGCAAGCACTTCGACATGGACGAGATCATAAGTCAGGCCGAAATTCCGAAACCGACCAAGCCTGAGTGGCTGGTCGGCGACATGACCAAGGACGACATGGACGAGACGCAGCTTGAAGAATTCGTACGATGGAAGCGTAGCGTGGCCGAGTGGCACACCGAGCGCAAGGTTCGCGGTACGAAGTGGGGCAGGTTCTACAATGCTATGCGCATCGCCAACAAGTTCGAGGAGTACGAGAAGCTGTGGTTCGTTTACTTCGAGGACTTCCGTGGTCGCAAGTACGTGCAGACGACAGGCATCAGTCCGCAGGGAAGCGACTTGCAGAAGGCGCTGCTCGAATTCGCAAACGGCAAGCCGCTGGATTCTGAGGAGGCAGTACAATGGTTCAAGATTACTGGTGCGAATCGTTGGGGCTACGACAAAGTGAGCTTGAACGACCGCGTGAAGTGGGTGGACGAGCGAGCGGAACTACTTATCGCTTTCGCCACCGACCCGATCTCCCACTCAGAGTGGCAGGAAGCGGATTCCCCGTTGCAGTTCCTTGCGTGGTGTATGGAGTACGCGGAGTGGTGTCTGAATCCTTCCACGTTCGAGTCGAGGGTGGCGGTTGGGATGGACGGGAGTTGCAATGGCTTACAGAATTTCTCGGCAATGCTCAGGGATTCGCTAGGAGGGAAGGCCACGAACTTGTTGCCTTCCGAGTTACCGAACGACATCTACCAAATGGTGGCGGACGTTACAACGCGCTTGCTTACGCAAGCCGAGAGCGACGAGAAGGGATACCGCCGCAGGTGGTTGGCTCATGGGATGAATCGCTCGCTTGTCAAACGGAGCGTGATGACATTACCTTATGGTTCCACTCGGTACTCGTGTGCTGAGTTCATCGTGCAGGATTACCTGCGTGGTGGCAAGGTGCCTGAGTTCGAGAAGGGCGAGTACGAGAAGGCTGCGAACTACTTGTCACATTTCGTGTGGGCTGCGATTGGCGACGTGGTAGTGAAGGCACGCGAGGCGATGCAGTGGCTACAACAGGGCGCTCGGCAGTTGGTACGTGAGGGACACCACGAGATCAAGTGGGTTACTCCGTCTGGATTCCCTGCGATCCAAGCGTACTGGGAATCCGACGTGCACCAAATCCACACCAAGCTGTGTGGAGGCGCACGTCTCAAGATTCACCACGACACCGACACCCCGGACATCAACCGGCACAAGAACGGGATCGCCCCGAACTTCGTGCACAGCCTCGACGCATCCCACCTCACGCTCACTGTGAACGCCGCTGTGGCCGAGGGCATCACGTCCCTTGCCATGATCCACGACGACTACGGGACGCACGCCGCGGACGCGCCACGGCTGTTCCGCATCATCCGCGAGCAGTTCGTCGGCATGTACCAGCGACACGACATGCTCGCTGAGTTCCGGGTGCGCTACTCCGGCCTGCCCGAGCCTCCCGAGCGAGGCGATCTCGACATCACGCAAGTGCTTGAATCTCCGTACTTTTTCGCCTGACGGAGTTTCGGCACCCTACATAGACGAGACCCACCTCTGAATCCCTCGGGTAACTCAAGTGGGTTTCGGCACCCTACATACACAGGAGAAACCATGCTCCGCAACCTCATCAATCGCCTGCTGCGTCCGCTGCTGGCCCAGCGATACATCGTCCGGCTTGAGCCGTCGATCCTCGCTGACCTGCGCCGCAAGGTAGGAGGCACGTGTATCGTGACCTCGCAGACCACCGAACATATGGCTGGCTACCAACTGGGAATCGCCCATGTCCTCAACGTACTGCAAGAAGGTTACACCGTGTCGCGTTCGTAAGGTAGATGCTAGGGATCGTTCCCGCATCTATTGCCAGGTAGAGAAGGCAAGACAGCGAGTGGAAGGCTCCGACATCACCAAACTCTCGTACACCGGGTACGCTACGGAAATGATTGTACTTGGTGGAGTCGATGCACTGATCCTAGATGAAGCCTTCCTAGTAGTGTACGGCGTAGGCTCACCTTGGTACTCTGACCGAGTATTCCTTGAGGAGAAGATGGTACTTCGCATTGGCGAAGGTTCCGGCTTTGCCTCGGTGTGCGACCTGCTGGACGACTTGGCTGTTGAACATGACGCCAACGACATCATCGTTGGTGGAGCACTAGCCAAGTATCCACGTGCACTCATTCGGATGTACAAGGCGCGTGGGTATGAACTGATGGACATCCCCTCACTAATCAAACGGAGGTAATCATGGGTTCGATTTTCGGCTTCGGTGCCGCCAAGCGAGCCGCGAAGGAACAGGCAGCTGCTATTCGTGAATCCGCTCGCCGCGCTGCGGTTGCATCCAACTACCAAGCCGAAGCTGCTGCACAGCAGATGACGCTTGCTCAGGAGCAGCGCGTGCAGCAGCAGCACGCGAACGACTTGCTGTCCACCCCGATGGAATCCGCGACGGTCGATCTCGCTACGCCTGCCGACGAAGGCAATGACGACGATCTGCTGACCCGACGCCGCACCACGCGGCAGACCTATCAGGCAGACCGACGCTCCGGCCTCGCCGTCTAAGGAGTAGGCATGCACGCTGATACCGCATCCGGGCGGTGGAGCGAACTGGACTCGGATCGACAGACTTTCATCACTCGATGCGAAAAGTACAGCGCGTTCACCATCCCGAAGATTTGCCTTCCCGAAGGCTACAACCAAAACAACGACGAGTTGCAGCACGACTACCAGTCGGTAGGTGCGCAGGCAGTCAACCACCTGAGCAACAAGCTCATGCTGGCACTATTTGCACCGAGCCGCCCGTTCTTCCGCCTTGACCCATCAGACAAGCTGCTCGCACAGATGAGCGAGTTGGGTATGTCGCGCGATGACTTGAATAACCAGCTGTCCACTGCGGAACAGTCGGCGATCAAGGAACTGGATCGGCGCTCGATTCGTCCGAAGATGTACGACGCGATGAAGCACATCATCATCACAGGAAACGCCCTGCTGGTGATGGGCAAGGACAGCATGCGAGTGCTGGGCTTGAAGAACTACGTCGTGAAGCGCGACACCGATGGCATGGTCTTGGAGATCGTGACCAAGGAGTGCGTTGACAAGGAAGGTCTCGATCCGAAGGTGGTTGCAGAACTCGGCGAGAAGCTGACGTGCAGTCCCGATGGCAAGGTTGATCTCTACAAGTGGATCAAGCGGCGCGAAGATGGCGACTACGAACTGACGACTTGGGTGGGAGCAGACAAGCTCTCTGACAAGTTCGACGGTAAGTGGCCTGCCAACAAGATGCCGTACCGCGCGATCACGTGGGACTTGGCAAGTGGCGACGACTACGGCACCGGACTCGTGGAGGACTACGCTGGCGACTTCGCCGCGCTGTCCATCATGTCGAAGGCGACCGTGCAAGCCGCGATCCTTGCGTCTGAGTTCCGCTGGCTGGTCAACCCGGCTGGCATGACGCAGCCCGAGGACTTGGAGAAATCCGAGAACGGCGCAGCACTTCCCGGTGTGCAAGGCGACATCAGCCTCGTGCAGTCCGGCAAGTCCGCTGACCTGCAAGTCAACGTCAACATCGCGCAGGAATACATCCAACGCATTGGCATGGGCTTCTTGCTCGCGTCTGCCACGACCCGCAATGCGGAGCGCGTGACGGCGGAGGAGATTCGCCGCAACGCCGAGGAGTTGGAGAACTCGCTCGGTGGTGCGTACTCCCGCATCGCTGTCGATGTGCAGATGCCAATGGCGTACTGGCTTATGGATATGTCCGGCAAGAAGATTGCCGGTACGGACATCGAGCCGACCATCGTTACTGGTCTCGCTGCACTCTCGCGTTCTGGCGACCGCGACAACTTGGTCTTGTTCTTGCAGGACGTGACCATGCTCAGTTCGTTGCCGTCTGATCTCCGCAACCGGATGCGCATTGGCGCAATCCAATCTGCATTCGCGTCAGCCCGTGGGCTGAACGTGTCGCAGTACCTACTAACCGAAGCTGAATTCCAACAGCAACAGGCTGCTCAGATTCGTGAACAGATTGCGATGGAACTTGCTAACCGCATGCCCATTGCAAACCCGGACGGCATCGACGCCTCGCAAGCTCTTATTGCGAGCCGCGCTGCACAAACGGCTGAGTCTGCGCGCGTTGAACAAGTAGCACGACAGGAGTAAAGAATGACTGACATCCTGAATCCGACCGGCGCACCAGCTGCTCCGGCCCAACCGGCTGCACCTGCGGCCCCCGCTGCTCCGGCTATCGACCCGGCAACTGGTCAGCCCGTCGCGGCTGCACCTGCGGCTCCTGCCGCACCCGCTGCTCCGGTTGCGGAACCGGCATCCACGAAGGACGACAAGACTGGCGTGGTCACCTACGAGCCGACTGGCGACGTGGGCCTCGACCTCGCTCTCGAATTCTTCGGCAAGCTCGGACTGGACTTCGCGTCCCCCGAAATGCAGGAAGCTGGCAAGGGCAACTTCGCTTACCTCGAAGCCAAGCTCGCCGCTCTCGGCGACAAGGCGCAGGGTGGCGACCGCTACCTCGCTCTGGCGAAGGACGCCTATGGCCGTCTGCAAGCCAACGACAAGAGTGCATACGAGAGTCGCAAGGCTATCGCGTATGAGGCTGTCGGTGGCGAGGAGACGTGGAATTCGATTCAGGAGTTCGTGAAGGCGAACGCTGAACCGGAAGAACTGGAACAGGTCAGGGCCGCGATGTTGCAGGGTGGTGTCGTTGCGAAAGCAATGGCAGAGCATCTGCATCGTCTGTACCTTGCCTCGTCCGGCACCGTCGCTGAACCGGCATCGCCGACGCGACACCAAGCCACCGCACCTGCTGGTGGTGCACCGCTGACCCGACAGGGATACCTCGAAGAACTGAATGGACTGGTCGCAAAGATCGGCTCTCATCGTCTCGACGGGTCACCTGAATATGCGGCTCTGCGTAAGAAGTACGCAAACCTCAAGTGATCCATTTCAAGGAGTAATACATGTCTCTGTTTACCGTTACCCCGGTGCGCCCGAACCAGCAGAACCAGTCGGGTGCGCTCAACGCACTGAACATCACGGAGTTCACCGGCATCGTGGAGGGCACCCTCGCCCGTACCTCGAAGCTCGACCCGTACATCCAGCGCCGCCGCGTCGTCGGCACCAACTCGCTGACCAACTATGCCGTCGGTGAGACGCAGCTGCAAACCTTGCAGCCGGGTGTCGCGCCGGATGGCTCGCTGGTCTCGTTCAGCAAGTTGAACCTCGTGATCGACACGGTGGTTCTGGCTCGCAACATCTTCCCGCTGCTGGAAACCTTCCAGAACAACTTTGACGTGCGTAAGCAGGTCGGTCAGGAGCAGGGCAAGAAGATCGGCAAGTTCACCGATCAGGCGTTCATGATCGCGGGCATCAAGGTTGCCCGACTGGCGCACTCCGCCTACGCGAACGTCGCTGGCGACAAGCCCGAAGGCCACGCTGGTGGTCACGTCGAAACCCTCGCTACCGCTGCGGATGCGACCGATCCGGCTGCTCTGTATCAGGCCATCGCTGACGCGCTGGTTGCGATGGAGGAGAAGGACGTTTCGCCGCAGACCGAGGACGTGATGCTGATCGTCCGTCCCGAGCAGTTCTACGTCTTGCAGCAGGCCGAGCAGATCATCAACGGTGAATACCTCACCAGCGATGGCAACAAGCTGACCGGCGTGCCGATCTTCAAGGCGTGGGGCATCCCGGTGATCTCGTCCAACAACCTGCCGAACACCAACATCACGGCCCACCCGCTGTCGAACGCGAACAACGGCAATGCCTACGATGTGGATGCGACCAAGGTTGTCGGTCTGCTGATCTCGCCGCGCGCTCTGCTGGCTGGTGAGACCATCCCGCTGACCAGCAACGTGTTCTTCGATGACCTGTCGAAGCAGTGGTTCGTGGACAGCTGGCTGTCCTTCGGCGTGACCGGCAATCGTGCCGAGTTTGCTGCGGTCATCCAGATTCCGTAATGACCCGTTGGGCGATAGCATCGCCCTTCATGACCGGGAGTGGAGCAATCCGCTCCCGGTTTCTTTCGTCTTAGGAGGACTGAATGTTCATCACGCAGCTTGACGTAGTGAATGCGTGCCTCGCTACGATGGGCGAGACCCCGCTCAATACGTTGGAGGACGACCACAGCTACAAGGCTGCGGCCCTGTCCTACCTGACGCAAACCAACCGCATCGAACAGAAGCGCGGCTGGTGGTTCAACAGCGAGTACATCGAACTCGTGCCCGATGTAAGCAAGTTCATCTACATCCCGCTTGACGCCATCGCGGTAAAGACTGTGGATCGTTGGTACACGCCGCCCTATGCGCAGCGTGGCAAGCGACTCTACAACATCGAGAAGAACAACTACGAATGGGAACAGAACCTTGTCGTTGACATCGTTCGCTTGCTCTCATTCGATGATCTGCCGTTCCATGCAGCTGACGTTGTTGGCTACGGCACGGTGATGCGTTTCCAGCGGGAGTTCGATGGTGACACCACTCGATACAACCAGCTGACGCAAGACTACGCACGTGCGCGCGCTGAACTGAGCGCCGAGAACACGCGCAACAAACGGCCCAATCTGCTGGCAACGCCCAGCAATCGCTACAAGATGGGACTGATCGGTGGCTTCGGCACGCGCGGTGCGCGAATCCCGTGGACTCCGGGCTACCCACGATAACTGAGGAGTTCCCATGAGTAAGGTTGGAGGCTCGTACGATTCTGTTGTCCTCGGCGTGTCCGAGCAGGTTGCCCATGACCGCCGACCGGGACAGCATGAGGAACAGATCAACATGATCTCTGATCCTGTGCATGGACTCGCGCGTCGTCGCGGGTCTGTGTACAAGGACGAGTTCCTTGTTGGCGCAGGCACCCTCGCAGAATTCGGAACAGAGGCAGGCGCAATGCGCGAGTACACGTTCGTCATCGACGGCGTGGAATACTGCCTGCTGTTCAGGACGAAGGCGAGCACGAAAGGCAAGCCGACGTTCATGTATCTCTACAACAAGACCACCGACAAGTTCATGCCCATCGTCTATGAAAATAGCACGTGGGTCGATCAGCTTGTCGCGGGCGGCGCTACCTGCATGGCAAGTGTGGGGCGCTACGTGTACATCGCTGGCCGCACCACCATCCCACAGCTGGCTGTGACGGATGCGTGGAACGTTACCAGCAATCTGTCGAAGCTGGTGGCGTGGATTCGTGGCGGCGCATACTCGCGTACGTTCAGTATCACGCTCACTCGCACCGATGGCACGAAGCTCACGGTCTCGTACAAGACGAAGCCGAGCGCGTATCCCGCATTGCTGGACACCAGCGACATTCAGTTCTACGAGCCTGACGGTACGACTCCACGTGAGGACTATCAGAAGGACATCAACGACCGCGTGTACGCCTACAACTCCGCAGTGAACGCCTACATTGGCGAAGCTGCCGAGGACATCACTGGCGAGAACATCGCGCAGAAGTTGGTGGACAAGTTGCTGCTCGAAGGCGTGGCTGCTTCACGGCAGGACAGCACGGTCATAATTGACGACGCTGACTTCGTGGACATCCGTTCCGATGACGGTGGCGACAACACGCTGATCCGCGCAGTCGGTAAGGAAGTGAGTGCACCTACGCTCATGACCACAATCCACTACGTCGGCAAGGTGGTGCGTATTCGTCCGCAAGGCGCGAGTGACAGCGAGTCCTACTACCTGACCGCGTACGCCAAGGACGACGTGAGTACCGGATGGACAGAAGTGATCTGGCGCGAAGGCGTTGGTGTGTTGCAGCAACCAACGCGCATGTTCGCGCAGGCTGTGATTCATGCGGGCACTATGTACGTTGCGCAGAATGGCGCGGGTCTCGAAACTCTGGCCCCTGCCAGTGGCGAGCATCCAGACTACAAGCCCAACGCTGTCGGTGATGCAGTGAGCAGTCCGACGCCGGAGTTCTTCGGTCGGCCTATCACGATGATGACCGTGTTCCAAGATCGCTTGCTGCTTGGCAGTGGTGGTACGGTGAACTGTTCTCGTCCGGGTGACTACCTCAACTTCTTCCGGCAGACGGTGCTGACGATTCAGGACAACGACCCCATCGAAATGTTCAGCTATGGTGCTGAGGGTGACACGTTGCGCAGTGCAGTGATGTACGACCGCGATCTCATCATCTTTGGTGACCTCAAGCAGTACGGTATCACGGGCCGCAGCGTGCTGTCGGCGAAGTCTCCGAACATCACCACGGTATCCGCACACGAGGACGCAACAACTGCGTTCCCAGTTGCAAGTGGCAACTTCGTGTTCTACGGCAAGAACGCAGACGGTAACGAAGGCGACCGGCGCACGACGTTGCACCAGTTGCAGATCGGCCAGCTGATCGAATCGCCCGTGTCGTACGAAGTCTCGCAGCAGCTTGACCAGTACATCAAGGGCACGCCCTGTCAACTGATCGCAATCACTGCGCCGAACATGATACTATACCGGACGGAGGAAGTGCCCAACGACATCTACGTGTACGTATACGTGGACGACCAAGGCGGCGGGCAACGCTTGCTGGACTCGTGGTCGAAGTGGCATTACCATCCGACGCTGGGCCGTATCTGCGGTGTGAGCGCACACAACGGTACTGCACTGATCTTCACCATGCGCGAGCGCGGAGAGGACATTGTCATCGTGGCAGACAAGCAGAGCGTCAACACCGAGCTTGGCTCCCTGCCGTACATGGACAGCATGAAGCGTGGTGACTTGGTTGGCACCGGCTGGCACAGCGTTGTCGATCACGGCCTGCTCGCAGTGTCCATTGACAGCACGTCCAACTACTTCCTGCTCGGCACACAAGCTGACGAAGTTGCGGACTTGCTCGACCAGTTGGACGGTGTGACCAACACGCAGCTGTGGTACGGTGTGGTGTCCGATGCAACAGTGACGCCGACGAATCCGTACTTCCGCAACAGCAACGGTAAGGCAGTCCTCAGTGGCCGCTTGACCTTGAACCAAGT